CAAAGAACGATCTTATTATCATGGTAGATGTGGATTATTATGTTGACATTGAGCAATTCATGTTGGATAATCCTCAGCCAGTGCTCTTGTACACTATTAACCCTTCGAAAGTTGCGGATAATGGTGACGAGGTAGCGTTCACTTTTGGACGTGATGGCAAGTACTCCCAGACCATTACTGGTGGAGGAACCTACACACACTTTTTGTGGAATTATAATCGCGATAGTTTCACAATTAGTCGACATGGAGCAGGCGGGTTCCGCTTCATGACGATTGATGTTGAGATTAGGACTTTGAATGAGAGCAGGGCTTTGGTTCTGCTGCTCCCAACTGTGTATCTTACTGGTTGGAGAGCCATCGTTGCCTCTTGTTGCTTGGAGAGCCAAAGGATTGAGAGAATTGACCCAAGAGTTATCTTCGGGGAGGAAATTGTCAATAGGATGGAGATCATGAGACCTGGCGGTATGATTGTGAGCTATGCCCTGCCTGGGGAATATTGCTCAGCTGAGATCACACCGGCCGAGGAGAGGACGCTTCTCTCAAAAGCAGCAGTTGCTAAAGCGCCTCTCACGACTATTTCGATTGCATCGAACTTGTCGGGTCAGGACCGAGAGGCCCGGGGGGGCGTGCTAGCCATGCCCATTTCTGTGATGTCTCGGAACGGTCCGCAATTGCCACCATGTAGAGTAACTACTCCTGATATGTCCAATGCCAGCTATCAAGTCTGTGGACTTGATTATGCTGGGTACGAGCAAGACGCCCCTGAGACGATGACGGCATTTATGTCGCCTATCATCACTGGAGCAGTCACCGCACCCAATCGCTGTCGCGCCAATGAGGCTGCAACAGTTCGAGGCAGGATAACTGGAGTGGCTAACTCCAAGGTGGTGCCTCCACGCTACGAAAGGTATATTGGTGAGTTTACTCGTCATTTGATACCCGAGCCTGGAACGGTGATCCCTTTTGACTATGAAGACGTGTTTGACACGCAAAATCGACCGAGTCAGCGTGTGATCGTCGAACAGGCCTTGACCATGGGGGTTGAGGAACGGTTCGCTGGAGATATGTTTATGAAAGCTGAAGCTTATGGACTATTCTCAGATCCACGCCCAATCACTGCCGTGCCTGCTAGGTTCAAGGTGGAGTATGCCAGGTATACCCTTGCTATTGCCCGCCGAGCCAAGGAGACATGGCCTTGGTATGCTTTTGGGGTCACTCCCCTAGAGCTGGCGCACAAGGTGGCGCGCCATTGCCAAGCAAGTGACTCTCACGTGGTTCTCACTGATTTTAGCCGTTTTGATGGCAGGGTCGGTGAGTTTGCTCGCCGTTTTGAGCGGGCTCTAATACTGCGTGCATTCAATTGTGACGACGCTGAGAGAGCGGCTGAGTTGCACTGGAAGCAAATCAAATCCAAATGTCGGACACGTTTTGGCATCGTCTATGAGATTCTCTTCGCCCGTTTGTCGGGGTCATCGGAGACAGCCATCTTCAATTCGATGCTCAATGCTTTCGTGGCATACATTGCTCTGAGAGAGTATGGCCACGATGAGAAGGATGCATACGCCGGGCTTGGTGTTTATGGTGGTGATGATGGTCTCACCTTTGACATAGACATCAAGTGCTATGAGCGTGTTGCTACTGATCTGGGCATGAAATTGACTGCTGAGACGGTCAAACGTGGAGACTTTGGGGTGAAGTTTCTCGCTCGAATGTATAGCCCGTCGGTCTGGGCTGGTGACACCAACAGTATGTGTGATCTTAAGCGACAGCTTGCTAAGTTTCACACATGCGTTGCGGTGTCTGGAGTCAGACCTACTGACAAGCTGTACGCAAAATGCGAGGCGTTTTTCCCACGGATAGACATACTCCAGTTATTGGATGTCTTGCCCACGCCGTTGTCAGGGCTGGAGTGGCACACGTGTATAATGCTCAAGCGATGGAGCATATGAGAGAGATCAAGCCCTGGGCAGGGAACTTCACGCAAGACGTGCAGTACCCAAATGTTGAGGCATCCTGGATGTGGGAAGCGGCAGAAGTTGACCTGCCTGGCTTCGCCTATGGATGCTTCTCTCGGTGGGTGAAGGATATGAGCAGGGTGGCTAAGCGTTGCCTAGACCCCGTTCGTATGTTCCTAGAACCCCCCACATGCCTGGAGCTGGACACAGCGTTTAAACTCGCTGATGACCAGGTCGCTATCACACGTGGTGGAGTGCACTACTCGCCCAACATCGACGTACATCGTCCTGAAGACATCGCCAAGAAACCCCCACCTGTTAATAGAAGAGGAGCAGTGTGGGACCATTACCTGCGGGTGCCTCACACACATGCGAATACCGTTGCTGCGAATGCTGCAATGCGCGAGTGTGAGACATCTTTCAAGCGGGAAGTGGTGCAAAGGACCGGAGTCGATATTGCGGTCGAGGATGTCATAAGTTGCGACTCATGTGGAGTTGACACAGTGGCTAACTCGAAGCGACCACCGGAAGTTCTTGGTTTGAGTACCCCTGCGCAGATTTCTCAGATGAAAGTGGTGGCCGATGCATGTGATAAGGAGATATCACGCATTGGGAAGCTGCCTGCTGAGGAGGTGGTGAATAAGGAAATGCCGCGAAAGCGGTCGAGTACTATTCCCGCTGTGGAAAAGGCTTCAAGCCCTAGTACCGCGGAAAACACGCCTGTTGTGGTGAAACAGGGCAGAGATGAGATATCACCCATTGCCAGGAAGGCGCATTTCGATGCTCCCAAGGCAGTGGTCGTTGATACGTCCTCCGCTCGTGAGTCCCCCAAGAATGGCGGTGGTAAGAAACCACCAAAGCAGAGATGGGTTAAGTCTCAAGGGAAGTCGCCTTCGGGCGGCGGCAAGAAGAAGTAATTCGCACCGGCGGGGCTGCCGGAAAACGACGGGGAGAACTCTCACTCCCCATTCGAAAACTAAAATTTGAGCGTCATGCCACGACGTAAACAGCAGAACCGAAGCAGAAAGCCTCGGAAACGTGTCAGGGGTGCTCCCCGACCCAAAGGAAAACGCGGTATGAGTGTGAATGTGACGGATGCCGGCGCGCGTCGTGCAGTTAACGTGAGGAACGTGCAGCTGCCAGCGGCCATGGGGACCATCACTTCGCTCCCGCGAGCTCCTAAGGTCATGAGCACCTCAGACGGAATTTTGGTCAGCCATTCATGTTTGCTGTCCAAAATCACGTCGAACGCCACAGCGAACACCTTCACCACGTTGTATTCGGTGATCAACCCCGGGCTTCCGTCCGGAACCAACAACGTGGATCAAGGAGTGTTCTCATGGATTCAGAACATCGCCAACAATTACCAGAGGTACATTATCCGCAAGCTGAAGTTTCGTTACCAGCCAATTTGCGGTACGTCGACCACTGGTATTGCAGCTATGGCGGTGCTCTACGACACAAAAGACACTATCCCCACAAGCCTTTCTGGCTTTCTATCCCTGTTCCGTGCCACCAGTGGGCCCATGTGGTCCAACTTGAGTGTTGACGGGGTGGTCAGCGGACGGATGTCCCAACCTCAGAACGGTAGGTTCGTTAGGTTGGCCGCCGTTCCCGCTGGCACCTCAGCGGATGACTACGACTTTGGTCGGTTGGTCATAGCCACGGACGGTGCTGCGTCGAGCACCCTTGCAGGAATGGTGTGGGTTGATGTGGAACTTGAATGTTTCCTTCCGCTTGCGTAGGATCTAGTCGGCCCCAGCGTGTTACGCACTTACGAGTTCCGGTATTGGGACGGTGCAGCGGTCACGTCGCTTGCTGGTTTATCCAGCACCGTCATCGTGCCGAGTTCTGATGCCGAGTTCTCCTTTGATGAGACGCTTGGATCGTATGTCGTCCCTCCTGGAAGAACTTTGTTTGTGAGTGCTCAAGTGTATGATACCACTGGTGTTGCCGCGCCCAGTGCGGCCAGTTTCACTCTCCTGAATGGAGGTGGAACTGGCTCACGATATGTGGATGTGTCGTGTGCTCAGACTGTGCCAATCACGCTGTACACGTTGTTCAGTTTTACTGTTGTAGAACAGAACACGGGTCTCGTTGATTTGATTCTGAAACCGACTTACATCAGCGCGCCACCAAATCCAGACCAGTGGAATCTGCAAGCTACATTCGTTGGGTAACCGACTAAGGACTAGGACACGTCCCTAAACTCTCAATGACTATGACACGTCAGTAAACTCTCACTTTGGCAGCCCGTAAGACCGTACATCTGGAATTCCCAGCG